GTCCTGTTGTTGTTGGAACCATTACGGGTGATGGAGATTTAGTTAATGCTTTATCGTAATAATCCATAAATGATAGAGTTGCCATCAGTATTCACTCCTTTCTTAGGCAAAAGAAAAACGCCCTTTTAGGCGCTTAACAAAACTATATTAATTTATCTCCAAATATCTATCATCCATTGTGGGGATTTAAGTAACTCATAAGCGGCTCGCTGGTGGGCTTTAGCATCATCTTCATTAGTTGTTCCATTGTGTCTAAATGTAACATGATGAGATCCCTCGTGTACTAATATTCCGGCTAGAAATAACGGCGTGTACCAATCTTTATTTGCTACAAGCTCTGGATGTATTACTGTTTCATGCGCAGTATTTGCAGATGCTATCGATTTAGGAGATGTATCATGTGGTCTTACTGCTGCTTTTTTAATCCTGCTCGTATACTGTACAACCATCACATAATGCGGGAAGTCTTTTTCCTCCAGCAAATCTAGGGCAGCGTTAATTTTCTCAATAAATTCCTTATCACCTTCTATTGGCGGCCTGGTTATATTTGTGATGCTGATAGTTTTTGTAGCTTCGTCCCAATCAGTTTTAGCACCAAACATATCCGCTATTGCCCGTACAGGTACATATGATACGCCATCTTTAATAATGATAGGCTTGTCCACTACCACATCGTTGACAATCAGCTTATACGGGACATCTGCGGATACTGGGATTGCAATAAGCAATAAGAGAATAGTAAGCAGAAGGTACTTACTCATTTCAACCACCTCCTGCTATTAGTATATACTAATTTGTGGGATTTTGCCATATTGCGCATTTTTGTCCTATTGCGAAGCCAACCAAGACTCAAATTCTGTATCGGTCATAATCTGAAACGCCAACTCTTCCCCAGCATCTTTTTGCATTGCTACCTGCACTGAGGCTTTTTCCTCCTCAGATATTGACTGCGCTCTGAAAAATTCCCCCGTTAACCTAGTTGCTACTAATTGCATACTAAGCACCTCCATGAGTGTACGCTTCAATTATATACCTTCTGAAAGGATTTACGGGTAAATTACTTAATTCTCCAGTTAGCGTCCAGTCAATAGTTATCCCAGTCTCAGTAAAATTTACTTTTCCGCTTAAATAGTTGTTAGTATCATCATCAAATCTAACCAATACACCTGAGGTAGTCTGTATTGTTAGTATATCTGTCGTTCTTACTCTATACTTTACATGTGAAGTTGCTCTATCCGAAACTCCTTCACTTTCATATATAGTATTTAATATTACTGCCGAGACTTTTACTAATTGTGGTTTAAATCCAAAATTTACAGTAGTTGTTGTTAGTTGCTCAGCGGGCTCTGTAATTACAGCTATTTTGTACACATTTTCTGCCAAATGCGCATTAACCGCTGGTATTATGTTAGTGTTCAAATCTTCCTTTATATTTGTGGCCGCTTCATCAAACTTCGCCTTAAACTCGTCCGTTGTCAACCCCCTTTCCTGGGGGGTTGTACCAATGGTAGTTATAACTGTAGTATTTGCTGTACAATTGGGTATAGCCAATATAATCACCTCCGATTACGCACTTCTCCGCCTGTTCTGCTAGGTATCGTGATAGATAAAACAGTGGCAGGGTCTGTGCCGTGGTTAGAGATTTTCAATTTGAAATAGTCAATCTTCTTTGCCCGGATCTTGAACTTGAACGGTTGCGGGCTGTAGTTTGTCTCAAACGAGAAATCCGAGAAATCCCAAGTATCAAAGTTGGACAAAGCATATTCTGCTGTAAGAGTTTCAGATTGATTGCTCCTGTCTGTTTCGTACTGAATATTAATATGGGTCTTGGTAAGTGGTAAGATGGAGACAAATATCCGCTGGATAAACTTCCTTAACCACTCTACTCCGAAGTTATAGAAGCCCATCTCCCAGTCTGCTTTGATAATCTCCCCGTTGTAAGTGACGAAGTTTTCGTCAAACTTCATGATCTGGCCGTTAGTTGTGCCAAAATAAAGCTTGTCCTCCACCAAACAAAAGCAGGTAGGAGTATCGGGAAATTCAAGCACATACCAGGTATCGGTGCGATAGTTGAGCACCCATACTGTGTTATCCACACACAGCCAATACTGTCCTTTATCGCTCCAGTCAACGGTGATAGCCTTGGTGAGGTCCACTTTGTCCAAGTCGTTCTGGATTCGCCTAGACTTCCACTGGGCGTTTTTCTCGTTCATTACATAAGTTGAAATCCATTCATATACGCCCTTCCAGATGGTAAAGGGATTGTTGTATATGATTTGCGTTTGCCCCTTAGCCACATTCCCTACCTTAGCGTTCATCGGGTACACTGGGAACAGCGCTATTACAGTCCCAGTGTCAGGGTCGCGATAATCCTCTTCCTCTGAATACCATGCTGATGCCTCGGCAGAATCGCCAGAAGTGAATATTAGCTGTTTGTTGTACTGAGTGCATATATCGGTTATCTCATACTCCCCTACATCTGATTCCGCAAATTTAGGCCAGAATGACGGATCAGAAGCCCCGGCCATTGTTACGCCAGTAGGGAAACGGGTATTTATTGCATCAGGGTTGCCAAATATCCAATACCGCGCATAATAAACCCCGCCATAGTACCGATTTTTAGTTATTCTCTGACGGTCACCTTCGACTTCCTTGGTCCATGTTATGACTACGTTATTTACCCCTTGAGGCGGGGCATTAACAAAGGTCACTGTTCCGTTGGTAAGGTTGACGGTATAATCTGTCGTCGGGGTTTTTAATGCACCGTTGACATATACCTCATCTACCGAGTCAACGCCCAACTCTGCTAATTGATAGATGGCAGCTGAGCCGTTACTGGAGAATTTCTGCGTTTTCTTGCCTGTGAGGTAGTTGATACTTTCCAGCATGGTCCCGCCGCCTGTAGGAGGAGTTGCCGTATATACGGTTGGCACATAACCGGGTACGCTGGCAATATTCCCGCTCCCGGACCAACTATATAAATCGGTGCCGTCCATGATATAAACAATGTTGTTACTCACAAAAAAGGTGGTCGGATAAGCGTCCGCCACCGTACCGAGGTCCGTATTTGTCCCGGTATCTAAATCATGTTCGTAAATATGCCCGTTACAGGCAAAGATGAGATGCGGAACTCCGTTTAGTGTGCCGTACCACATGCCATTTATTCTCTTTGCACCCAGGGAGGGAAATAATTGGACATAGCCGTACATTTTCTGGAGCTTATAGTCATCGGTTATGATCCAGTTTTTCATGTATGATGCTTCGCCCAGTTGAAGTAATGTCTCGGTAGCTGATTTGTTAACACCGAGGAATTTTTCGATTGTATAGGGCTGTAGCTGTGCCATGTTAATCACCCACCTATTGGATGGAAGATATACCGTATACATCCTTTATATCTGCTGGCTGTAAAGGTTGTTTTACCATTGAGTCAATTTTAAGTTCCCTGAATTTTTCCCGGCATCTCCTAGCTAATTCGTCATTCATGTCTGACATTGCAAAATGTTCAGCTAAATAATAAGCCCCGGAGGCGGCGGTAATATCGTCAATCTCCAGGGTTTGGTTTAAGTCAGTTATTTTAGTCGGTACGGGTATATATTTGATCCTGATTAATCCCTCATAAGAGAACAGCACATATAGTTCATTGGCACCTTCCCACTTGATGCTAGGGCTTCCCTCTTGATATTGCCAGGATGGATATTCCGTCACTATCTGAGATCTACTTTTGAAGTCGGAGGGCATCTGTACTTTATACCAGGGCTTAAAATAAGGCACTTTATCAGCAGAAGAAAATTTGTAAGGTGACAAAGCCCGGTTATTGTGTCTAAAGTAGTATGTACCGCTTATTGCCATTGTCACAGTACCGCCAGAGGCGTTTAAAACTCCTTTAATAGGCAAAAATGAGGTTGTTCCGGGTGGTACTGTTATACTAATTGTTCCGGTAAATGCTGTCTCTTCTTCGCCGTTAAATGTATAGGTACCGCTTAAAGGTGCGCCATCTTCCGTTAGTGTGATCGTACAATCCCCATCTACCTCGACATAAAAGCAGTATGCTCCTTTAGCATTATAGGATTGGCTTTCAGCGTTATTTTCTACAATTACACCCATCTGGCTAACATCGCCTAAGAGGTTCTTTTTGCGGAAACAGGAAATCTCAAAGGTCTTATAAAAGTCCCCGTTTTTCACCATTTCCCGTTGCCACAAGTCCAGTAAATAAGGGGCACGATATTTATACTCTTTGACTTGTGATTCGACTATAGCCCCTGTTTCGCTCAGTTCATCCAGGATTGCTATAGCCTGGTTGAATATTTCGGTACCGGTGTAGCTCATAAGATCACCCCTTGGCGTAGTAGCCTATCATTTGCCCACTGGTTAATGTGATAGATTCCCATTTTCCATAAACAGTGACACCTGCCGGTATATTGGCAAACTTGGTAAGGTCAGCATTTACAGCTCCGTCCTTATCGCTTTGTGCTGATACTACAGTATCTGCCATTGCTTGCAGAGCGCAAAAATAATGCCCATCGGCAGGTTTTACTTCGCTGGTCCCGGTTATTTCTTTTGCGCCGGTTGCCCCGGCATGATTTAAAGCTACTTGTGCGGCCATCAGTTCAAGTTGAGACATAATCACACCTCCTTATGTTTGGATCGGATATGAGCGGTGAGGCCAATCTTACTGGTAGTTACAAAGTCACAATGCGGGCAAGGGATCTGCGCATCATCCCCTGCTTTTTTCACTTCCTCCAGTTCGATTTCCTCATATTTGAAATATGTAGCCATCCTCTTAAATAATTGCTCATCGAGGGTGACATATTCGCCTTTTTCATCAAATTTCAGCAACTGTAAACCAGTATTACCGTCATTTACTACATGGCCTGGAGTAGAAAAGAATCTATATGCTTTCATGTGTACCTCCTTAAAATATAGAGGGGGCATAAAGCCCCCTCATGTTACGGCAAATGAATTATACCAAGTTTAACGTCGGACACAGTGCCGGATTGGGTTACAGTGCATCCAATGGTCAACTTGGACTCAGTAGACTTAAACCTGGCACCTTCAAGAGGTCCTATCACTTTAATTGACCCGGCATCTGCAACATCTACAGACAGGGTGCCAAGCACATTAGCCAGGAACCCGCCAGGTGCAATGGTGATAGTAGCAGTATTAACCGCAACGGAATCGTTGTTGTTTTGGACAACAAGCAAAACCCGTTCACTGGCTACGTCTTTGACGTTTACAGTTTGAGTTTCTTCCATAGCCGTAAGGGTCAAATCAACGGAAGAATTAAACGCAGGAATCTTAGAAGCAGTGTAATCAGCCATCACTAACACCTCCTATTAAATAGTGGATTCAGCCGCAGGAGTCAAAGTCAGTCTGACAAGCTCCTTGGGCCGGACAACTTTACCGCCCCATACTTGGAGAGACTTAACGGCATCGCCGAATCTCTTTTCTGGCCGGTAGGCTTCAGTTTCGGTCAACTGAGAAGCAAAGGAAATGGCTGCTTTAGTGCGGGCCAGACATTCATATGCGTTGCCGTTCATGGCAATGTTGTTAGATTCGTAAACATCAAAGCCTAGGATATTGCCAAGGTAGCCGGTTTCGATGAGCCTGTCGTTGTCAGTTTTGCGGATAATTTTTGCCAAGATAATCTTAGTGGCAATGGCCGGTGATACTTCAAGATACTTAGTTACACCAGCCGGTACATTGACTTTCTTAAACCATTCGGCAGCCTCGGCAATAATACTGAAGATGTTGGCAGTGGTTACGTTGGAATTGACAATTTGCTTACCGGCATCGGTATATTTGTTGAATACGAAGGTATCAAGGTCATCAGCAAGCCTAATACCCATTTGACGTTTTTGCTCTTCCCAGAAACCTTTCTTGGCCTGGGCGGCATCCAGATCATCAAAGTAAATGTGGCAATATTTTGCTTGGTCGATAACCAGCCATTGATCTGCCGATGTTCCGATGTCTGGGTCATTAATATTTTCGTTCCTGGTGTAGTCGTAGGATTGCACCGGGCCTACAGTCAGGATTTTTACACGGTCGCCTACTTTTCTGATCTCGCCTTCGTAATCAGTGTTACAGTGTTTTACACCTACCAACACCTTGTCACGCTCTTTAAGTACATCCTCTGCCCAAAGAGCAGGAATAAAGTTCTTTGCACCCATTATTTTTCACTCTCCTTTCAAAATTAAAAAGCGCCTATTTCCAGCGCTTTTCAGACTCTTTGATTGCCTCGTAATTGGCTCTGATTTCTTCACGGGACATGGCCGCCACTTGTTCTCTGGTAAAGTATTGTAGTGTTCTTCCTTGCCCTCTTGCGCTGCCCGTTGAACTGTCGGCATTGGCTTGGTTTGCCTGATCCGCTTGGTTCTGGGCCAGCATGGTTTTAAGGTTGTATCTTGCCAGCGCATCTGCTAATCTGCGCCCTTCTCTGCCCCCAGTTTTCAACCATTTGTCAGCCTCGGCCCATACCTCTTTAGGGATGGATTGCCATTTATCTTCGTTGTCATATTCGGGGAACTCCTCAAAAAACTCGTTAAACATGGCGGTTTTACGAGCTTCAAAATCCCTTTGTTCTTGGGCTTTGCGCTCAGCTTCTTCTCGTGCTTTTCTTTCGGCAAGGGTTTCTTCGCGAAATCTGCGGTTTTCTAGGATCTCTTCGATAATCTCCTCCGGCAGGTTGCTATACTGCATCCGGATCTTATCTTCAATCTCCTTTTCCTTTAGGGCCTGCCTATACTCTGCTTCAGTGGTGATCGGCTTACCTCTCCAGGTATAGCCCATTTCTGCTATAATCGCATCCCGTGCCCTTTGTTCGGCTTCTTTGGCGGCTTCTTGCCTTGCTCTTTCGATTGCCTTTTCGTAGTTCATCCCCTTTTGAATGTGCATGATGGCTTCTTCATAGGGGACTTCGATCTCTTGGTGATTATACTTTACCTTGATTTTCGGCGGCGGTGCGCTCGGTTGTTCTTCTGGCTCCCTAGCAGGTTCGCCAGCCGGTTCTCCCTGTTGTTCACCAGTTATTTCAGTTGCAGGGCCAGTCGAAAGTTCTCCTGTAGAATCACCGCCAGGTTCTCCTTCTGCAAATAGTTGCAGGTTCATTTTGATTTCTTCTTGGCTATGGTTTGCCATTTGTTGATTCTCCTTTCGCCTATGGTTGGGCTTAGATTTGCCTAGTTTTATGCCATGCGACAGGGCAAATAAAAAGCACTCATTAGAGTGCGGGGAAAGCAGCTTCATATCCGCCTTTTGCAATGTATTTTTCGTATTCTTCCTGCCGGTATAGATGTATCGCCGGATAATGCGTGTCAATCCAGATCTTGAACCCTGCTACGGCCGCCCGGACGCAGAAGAAACGATCTTCGCCATCAAAACCCAGATTATATATGTCGTCATAGCACACGCCACGTTCAAATACGCTCCGGTGCAGGAGTATACAGGCTCCCGTTTGACCTACCTGGTATGTGCCAGGTATTTGCCACTGGGCAATATGGTTGCTGCTAAATCCATCGTAGCTGTCATACATCCAACAGTTAGGCAATGGATTTCCGTCTTTGTCCCACTTAGTCCAGAATATTTCTGCAACTATCTCTTTCCCAGTTGACAAGAGCTGTACCAGTGTTTTAGGATGCAGAATTAAGTCAGTGTCTACGAAAAAGATATAGTCATAGCCATTATCAAGTGCATACTTGGCAATGGCATTTTTCATTTGGATTATTTCTCCGACCAGTTTTGTAGTCCATATATGCCTGTTTCCGTCGCTCTTGTATTCGCTGTCAGTGTAGTATTCGGCATACTGGCAAGGCTCTGGGTGTGCTTTGATAAGTGGGATAAGTTCTGGGGAATTGTGCAAAATAAAAAACCTGTCAACTTGTGTGTTATCAGGTTTTTCAAGATTTTGCAGTGATTTTAAGTATTCTTTGAATATTTCCGTGTTTTGCCGGACAGGTGCTGTAATCAATATTTTCTTAGGTTTCATGTAAACCTCCTTAGTACCGGGTTAGGGTCAAGTATACTTTTATACTGTGCCATGCTCCCGCTCTTGCCCTCCGGGTCTGCCTCCATATACCGCCTATACTTGGCTTCCCTGTCCTCTTGCCTTGCCCAGCCCCAGTGCTGTATTGCAAGCCCGGTCTGTCCTACCTGCTCGCAGGCATTAAGCGGGAATCTGCCACAATGCAATGGTGTATCCCGCCAGACATATTCCTTGTTGGGTTCGTAGCGGACGCACATCACCCAATCTCTGGTATGGGCGTTCCAAAGGTCATCGTCCCGGTAATGTTCGGCATCCCACATATCGTAGAGATTGAAGGCAAGCCCATCACAGCCGTACTGCTCCGCAAGTTTGATTTTATCCGGCAGTTTTTCTATTTGCGGGATGGTTTCATCGGCATCAAGGCAAAGAATCCAGTCGCCAAAGTCAGCCACTTGTGTTGCCAGTTCCCAAAGCCTTTTACGCTGTTTGAGTTCATCCATCCCCCAATAGCTTTGTATGCTCGGAAATACTTCTGCTCCGTATTCCTTGCATATCTCCGGGGTGTTGTCGGTACTGCAATCATCAAGGACTATTATCTTGTCGCACACCTTCGCCATCTGCTCAAGCACTTTTTCAAGATAGCGACCTTCCTCATTTTTTACGAGACTGCATCCAATTAACATAATGCGCCTCCCCTATGGTTTCTTGTGTTACATGCCCACATATCAGCGTAGTATCGCAGTAAATCCTAAACCCTGCCTTTCGCGCCCTCACGCAAAAGGATAAATCCTCGCCTAATGTTTTATGTGGGAAGAACCACGGCTCCGGCACGGTTTCAAACACCTTGCGCTTAATCAATGTGCAGGCCATACCTACGCCCTCTATCTCCGTTAAGCCTTTGGGGTAGTCGAGATAAAACTTGGCATCGTTTTCGCTACACTCCTTGAATATACAAGGCTCGTACCCCGGCGTGCGTCTAAATGCCAATGCGGAAATAATGTCTTTGTCGTGCTCTATTAACCGGGTCAGCAGATCCACCGGCACAACCATATCAGAATCAACGAATAGCAGGGCATCGTATTCCCCTTCCAGGAACGCCTTGGCCGCTTCCTCCCGGGCGGTGTAGACCAGACTAAGGCCTATGGGTAGCATATCCACGTTAACGCATTTGTTGCGGGCATGACAGGCCATGGGGATGAGCGAATAAGCCGCTTGAGGTGCTACATATCCGGTGTAGGGGATGCAGAGTAATACTTTCATCAGTTCACCTTTCTTTTTAAGACTTCCACTATTTTAGTCGGTTCATTTAGGTTTGTTCCTGCAAAGTTCGGACATTTGGGATTTACACAGACCATCGTCAACACGCTAAATACATCTGTACTATCCTCCGGGCTCTCAAATCTGCTGTTGGCTACCTGCAATGGGGCTTTGCACTCCGGACAATTCACTAACTCCACCTCCTACCAACATTTGCGCCTCTCTTTGGATCGCAGCCTGCAATTCCGGCGAAAGCTGGCTGACAAACTGCTCAAATGCCGTCATCATCTCTTGTTGCCTATTTTGTTGCTCTTGTTGCTCTATTTCGTCAATTAAACCTTCTTTGTCGGGTATTAGGCCGTTGGCGATGCGCTCAAGGTACTGCTTGAAGCTGATTAACTGCTTGTCCAGTAAAGCATCCAGCGTCTGGATAGAAGCAATCTCGCTCCACTGTGTAGAGGCCCCTACATCAATTTTGAGACTGAATGTAGTCTCGTTGTACTGGCTTCCATCGAACGGAACCTGCACGACTTCTGTCTGCCTAGTCTCCGGATTAACACGCTCTACCGTCAGCATCCGAGGTACATTGTATTTGGTGAGCCAGAAGTCCAGCCAGATTAAGCCCTGGTCCTCTTTAAACTGTGCAAACCGGCGCTTTTGCGTGGAAAGCGGTAATACAGAAGCTTTTTGCAGTGCAATAATACCGGCTGCTGTCTTAGTCACACTATCGTCACCTAGGGCTGTTTCGTTTGCTCCGGCCATGTCTTTGGTTGTCTGGACAAGTAGCTGGAATAACGCTTGTACGCTTGCCGGGAGTCCCTGCGGTTGAAGATATTGAGCAGCTCCGGTGACTTCACCTTCTACTTGGATTGCCTTAGTAATGTCGTTTGACCATGATGGAATACGGCTAGCATCATAAATAACCTTGGGATAGGCGTTTAACATGGTCCAGAGGATCATGGTTGCCATAAGTTTGTTAATAGCGATATTGTTCGCAATCAATTCAGTTGCTTCAGCTTCACCATGACAGCTATTCTTCCTTGGAATCCACTGCATGGAGGCTATTGGGTAACGGTGTAAGCCTGTGTCCCACTCATCCCGTACAATTGCCCGCTCTGTTGATTTTCTAGCCCATATAGTTGTGACTTTCTCACGCACTACTTTCCCAGTGACAGGATCTATCACTGGCAATCCCATCTCATCAACTTTTGTCCTTTCCACTGTCTTGGGCCATAGCTTCAATAGAACGGTACAAAATCCAGCGTCTTTGTCTTTGTAGTACTCTTTTTTCGCCAAGTCTCCGGCTCTGTACTGGGTATCACTATCGCTTACGATGCTTTCGATTTCTTCTTTTGGCCTGCCATTTCTCCTGGCTTCTTCTCTCACCTCTTTTACAAGTTTCCTAAACGCCAGAATGATATAAGGCTGTAATGGGCCTCTTTTGTCGTTTGGCCTTGGATCTGTCGTATTACCGGGGAAGTAGCATACATTGTCTATGATTTCAGCAGCTATATCGCCTTTGACGGGCGCGCCCATTTCGTTTACCCCGGCATCTATGGTGTCATCCCAGTAATAATAAATAATGCCATCCCCGGTGAGGGCAGCATCATATAAGGCTTGCTCATCAAGTGTTGATTGTTTGAGATTTTCGTCCATCGTCTTTGAGTAGTCCGTCAAAAGCTGGGCTACTTTTTGCAGCTCGGCAACTCTGTTGGTGTTGTTTGGATCGTAGTTAGTAGCATTTTCCGCACTAAATCGCATGGTGAGCATATCAGACATAATCTGACTGACTTTCCAGTTGACGATCCTCCTCGTCACGTTTAGCCTCACCTGCGGTAGCCCGCCTGTATTCACTCCGTCCCAGTGATGCCCGGCATAAAATCTTTCGTTGCGGTTGACTGTAGCAAATAGGTTTAAACTGGATTTATAGTCAATTCCGTCTTTGTATAGCTGCCAATCCTCTGTAAATTGCCGCTCGTCCAACTATATCACCTCTTTTCTGGTTGCATTTCTTCAGGCAAGAATCCAGTATAGGCCATCATATTGGCGTGACCCTCCAGTAATCTCTCAATAGCAGGATCGGGCTTGTCCGGCGTGATAGCCTCTTTTACCGACTTAACCGGATCTATCTTGGGGGGTATCTGCCCTTTTGCCACCTGCATACCTAATCTTAATCCCGTGCGAAATGCGATATAAAAGCATAAAAAAAGCACTATTGCTAGTGATGTGCTGATTATGGCTATTTGCATGGTTTCACCTTCTCTACAAAGTGCTCACATTCCGTTATGCCGTTAACTGTGCAATCTATATCTTCATGTTCTGAAATATATTGACAGTCTGTGCAGGTGTCTTTCTTATAGCACAAATTACATTTGCATCTTCTTGTGCACATTGCTACCACCCTCCCTTAAAGAAGTCCTCCGTCACAACCCCGCATAATGCGCTTGGCTTTGGCCGCTCTGACGGGAAATTATATATAGGTTCCTTCTTCTTCTGTTGCTCACGGTACTTCATACACTCATAATTTAGCGCATACCTGACAGCATCAATAGAATGATTGTTTTTATCCGGGAATTGGGCCTTGAAGTTACCCTGCGCATCCTTTTCCAGTTCGTAGTTAAGGAACTCCCTAGCCGTGTTCGGGCATCTTTGGTCATCAATTATAATCGCTTCCAGATCCTGAAGGAATTTGATACCGTATTCCACCGAATCCGGGCCTTTTTTAACCGGGACTATTCTCAACCCATACTGCCTTAACTCGTTTATGCTCTTTGGCTCTGCCGAATCAGCATATACGGACTCGTTGTTTTTGTTCTCCTTGCTTATTTCCTCGTATGCTTTCCTGTTCGACAGCCCCACGGCGTAGACTTCGTGGAATATATACAAACGCTTATATTTGCGATTGTAAGCCATCACAACGTAAGCCAGCGGGTCTATGGCATAACCAAAGTCCAATCCTCTGCGGATTACCTCAAACTGGCTTATTTCTTCGTCTGTTATCTCTCTTATCTGAACGTTGGTAAATACTTCCCCACCTGTGCCGGTTGCTTCACCCAAGTATTCATGCTTATATGCAGTTTCGTTGACTGATTTCAGGTGTTCGGCTTCAATGATAAACTGTTCGCCTAACCATTCTTTTGGCACGTCTAAATAGGTGCTGTGATGAACTAATCTGTCCGGTCTGGTGCTTTTGGCTTCGGCATTTACCCAGTTGTTGATTGATTGCGGTGGGTTATAGGTGTAGAATACAAAGAATTCCTCGCCGCCACGCATCAGCGACTGGGTAACGTTCCGGATTTCTGCCATGCCGTCAAATTCGTCTAATTCTTCGAACCAGATGAATTTGCAATAGCCTTTGGAGAATTTGGTTGACTTGATTTTTTTCGGGTCGTCCAGGCCCCTGAATTTGATTTTCTGGCCGGTAGGGATATAAGTCAACTGCAGAGGACTGCTGCTCCTGTGCCACAGATGCTCTATACCCAGGATTTCTATAGCCCAACATAGTTGTTCGTAAACTGAATCTTTTAATGTGTCCTTTACTTTTCTGATTGCTACGGCATTGGCGTTTTTGTCTTTGATTATACCGAGGATTATTTCAACTGCTACAAATGACGATTTAGTCGACCCCCGGCCACCTTTTAACCAATAGTGGGTGTTGCCTTTGTTTTTGATGTCTTTGTGGACAGGGTAAAATGATGCTGCGATTATATTTGACAGGTTAATCCTCATCTATATCATCCACAATCTTTACCGCCATGTTAGCATCTATGGCAAATTCCTGCTTGTCTCTCCATCTGCCAGGTTGCCGGTTCTTCAGCCAGAATATTGCAGCTGTCGGGTCTGGTGGATAATGTTTGATTGTCGGCACAATCAAAGGCTTGCCGCTGTCGTTAAATATTTTGTCCTCCGGGTGTTCGTATCCTAATGCTCTGTGATAGAGCTTATTGGCTACTTCGGCATCTGCGATTTCCTTGCCCTTTTTAATGGACTCGGAAAATTCTAGATGAACCTTTTTCCATTCGTTTATTGTATCTTCGTTCACCTCGAAAAAACTTGCTAAATCTGCATCAGTAGCACCAAGCAGACACAGCTTATATGCTTGTTGAGCGTATTCTTTTTTGTACTTTGTCGGTCTGCCCCTCGCCATAATTTCACCTCCAATTAGACAACTTTATTCGGGGCGGTGATGTGTCCGCCCCAGGAGGGTTTGTCGAATTGTGTCGAAAAGTTTTTTGCAATTTATTTGAAAAATGTATTGCAATATCCTTTGATACGTGCTATACTTTAATCAAGAGGGAATCAAATTAAGGAAATCAAAAGGAGGCGTTAATAATGAGAATCGCACTAGTGCATAGCCACTATGACGCGGATAAACTACAGAAAGTTATTGACGAGATGAGAGCACTGGGCACACCCAAGATCCACGCTGTATGGATGGAGTGCTACGGACACTGGCAAGCCCTGGAAGGTTGTCACAGGCTCCGGGCCGCAGCCGCTCTCGGCTTTACTCCGGAAATCATTGAAGTCGAATATAGCGATGCGCCTTGCTCTAGTGTACTGGGTTATGACGGCGACGAGGATTATCCCATCAGCGAGATTTGTGACGCTGGCCACAAGGCCGTTGTGCTTACATTTTAGACATGGACCAAAGCGGACTAAATATGATTTACAGGAAGAACGAAGGGGGAAAGAACGATGATACAGGCAACCAAAACCACCACCAAGAGGCTACAAGCCGCCGCAGAAGGCCGGGAGTATTGGAGCATTCCCGCAACCCTGCTTAGGGCCATAGAACAGGCCACAGAGGACGCAAGGGCCTATGCCGAATGTAAGCAGTATGACGCTATGGACGAGTATAACACCTATTGGGGCTACAACAGCGGCAGAGCTTATTACAGCGCTGAAGGGCTTGTGTATCGCCCGACCAGAGGACATCAGGACGAGTACAACGCACACGGCCTAGCGTACAAATACCCTGAGCTAGTGCGCTACCTCTGCACGCATGACCTTAATATGGTAATCATCAGCGACATTAACAAGCTGGTCAAAGCAATCTTAGCAGAAGAAGAGGCCGCAGGCTGGAAGAATGAAGGGAGAGTTGAAAGATGAAGCTGGAACGCATAGACATAGCATAAGTCAGGCTGACTATGACTGGTTTGGTTTTGCCGTAGATAACGGATTTGGAGTATATGAGATGTAAAACACCGGGCCGGGCGGTTATTTCCGGCAGAAAGGGGAGAGATATATGGCTAAAAAAACTTATTACATAATTAATGTTCGTACACGCTATGGATCAGATTGGAGAGTGGTTTCCAAGAAACCTCCTTATTACGGTGAGCCTGAGTATTTTGAGTATGGCGACTATATGCCTTTCACAATCCGGGCGAACTCCATAACTGAGGCCAGAGAAATCTGGAAGAAAATTGAATTGGGCAGTTTTGACTGGATTAAAATTGCCGAAAAAATTGCCCCAAACGGCGATCATATATTACTGGCCGATGCCCTACAAGGCAATTTTCTGAGGAAAGGAGTTGTTTTTGAGCTGTTGCTTCGAGGCGAAGACATAGACCGTAAAACTGCCTATGCTGTTGTAGTAGCCTATCTGCGACATGAAGAAACAAGTTACGATAAGGGACCCAAAGGCGATGATTGGCGGCCACTATACAACGAGGGTTTACATGAATTTGCCAGAGAAATTATGGGGATTGTTAAATGAACCCCCCTTTATTAATGACTACCTGCCGAAAGTTAAAGCTGCCTATATGGAGCTTTACGGCATCGACAATCCGCTTAATTTTGTCTACTCCGCACCTATGCGGGATCGGGTATTTAAGGCGGAGCGTGATTATCTGATGATCGCCGTTGAATTTTTGAAGATATGCGGCAGGCCGGAAGCGGCACAAATCGAAAAGTCTGCAAAAGGTTATCTCCGCGAGGATTTAAAAAAGCGGCTTATGGAGTTAATCCGGGCATTTATTGACGGGAAGGAGGTTGCATGATGTCCGATACCATGCTTTTTAGAGTCAATAACGGGCGGGCCATTACAAGCTATATCCAGTTTAATTAATAGCAGAGTGCCGCCGGACCTTCCGACGGTAATGCCATCCCTTCGGGGAGCCGTCACAAGGCGGCGCGGGATTATACTATTATGAGGAGGTTTTATCCATGTCAGCTTTTATGATGAGTGAAGAATCCCTGGCGAAAATAGCAGTATTTATCCGCTGGAATCTCGACAACCGGCAACCGGATGTCTGGCTTAATCCCGATATCAAGAAAACCCTGCACAATGCTTGCAAAGCTGTTAATACCGGCAAGGTCGTATCAATGGACGTTATCAGCGAGGCGAACTTATACCGGGCGCTGGAATTGATGAATGCGGAAGCCCTGCGCCAGCGGTACGGCGACGAACTGAAAGACAATATTTCCGGCTCCCTGCCGGCGTTCCCGTGGTACAAAAACCTGCACCGGGTAGAAGTCTACAAGGCGATCCGCTGCTATCTCTACCAGTGCGCTGAGGGAGATGTTCACAAATCGCCGCTTTATAAAGCCGTCGCGGAAATCGCGGAAGCCCTGGCTGATGCTATTATCTCCGATATGCCGGAATATGAGGCGGCGAACTGGGGTTAGGAGGCTTGAGCCTCCAGAAAAGCCCTCACGAGTGCGGGGGTTTATCTTGGGGCTTGAACCCAAATATGAACGGAGGGAAAGAAAGGGGGAATAATCTTGAAATCTTACTGTACTCAAAATAATGGCGACTGCTCCACTTGCTCTTTAGTCAACTACAACCGCGACTGCCGCAATGTGCCGATTTGGGGAGGCTATCGCCCCGGTGCTGGCCGGAAACCGTCAGGAGTAAAGCGCAAGCCGTACTGTTTCCGGCTTACGGAAGAAGAACATGCTAGGGTTAAAGTGTTTATCCAAAAAATTAAGGAGGAGAGTAAAATGACTCATGAGCAAATATGGGAATAGAGGCTTCGGCCTCTTTTCTTTTTTTGGGGGCAACTCACCAAGCTACTGCTACCACGCACCCGCCCGCCTATATACTACCTACCTCACTTGATGTCAGTTGCCCCTTATTGCTTTTAAATGTGTGATTCCATCTTCAAGATTCTTGAACGGTACCATCTTCTTTGTATCGGGATATAAAATTACCATCGGCACTCCATGCTTGCCTATGTATCCGGCCAGTTTCTGTCCGTGTTCGTCGTATACTTTGTATGTACCAGATCTAAGATATATAACGTGCCGACCCATGCGATCTGTCTCTTGCAGGTCGAAAAAATGTTTATGAGCCAGCGCTAGTATATCGGCGTCGCCAAAATCGTTTAGTAAGTTGCGTTGGCTGTTAGTGGTATTAAGTCCGGACTCGTTTTTATACTTGTGTCTTGCCCTTATTTTATATTGCTGGCTGCCCAGCTTTAGTGTTATCCCACCACCATGCCAGAGGTTTACGCTGTTTGTCTCCTCGGCCAGCATTGCAACAAAATCTTTGTCGCTAAGACGCTTGTCCCAATCATCGTGGCAGCCCCGGATAATTGCCAGCCACTTCTCAGCAAGTTCAACAAAAAAGGACTTCACAAGCAAGTCCTGCAATCCAGGTACAGCTGTCATTTCGGTTACTCCTGACGGATGTACCAGGGCGTTTTGATTGTCTTTATAGTCGCCCATGCCGATTATATATAGACCATCAGTATTTTTGATCGTCTCTCGGTCCTGATCGAATCTCTCATAGTCTATGCCTCGGGCCCCTATGTGCCAGTCTCCCCAAAAGGCGATCCCTATCGGCTTGGTTTCGTCTATTGTGATGGTGGTTTTGACTTGCTTAGTGTCAAGATCATCTATGGCTTTGTTTAACTCTTTGAGCTTGTGGTAGTATTCGTTGATGTCGTCAATCTCTGGTGCTGGTTTTTTATCTTCATAGGTGATCCTGTTTTTGTAGGTTGGCAATCTTCTTAGAGTGCTTCTTATGTGTTCCCTCTCGAGTTTAAGACCAAATTCCTGTTCGATTAGCGAAGGAAGTTCTGCCCAGGATCTTCCCTGGCGTTTTAATTCTTCCGCTCTTGTGACCCATCTTTCCATATCTCACCTCAACAAATATAGCTTATCTAAGAGGTCAAATATGTCTCCGACAACGATGTCAGCCAGCATATAAAAAGAGCAGATCCGCTTTGTCTGCTCTAATACTGTGTTATCCTCGGCATATAGTATCACCGGCTTACCCAGAGCCAGGGCTACACCCATCTCTATATGTGTCCCACGTCCACCCGGCAGCAGGATGATCACCAAGTCGGCCTCTTTCACCCCGGCCAGCTCTTTTTTTGCAGTTTCTTTGATTACTTCCCGGCCCTCGGCCTGGACCGATCCATGCTTTGTCCAGTCATAGGTGACTTGCCATCCCCAGGATTTTAGTAGCCATATCAGGCGTTTTACTTGCTCGGCATTTTCAAGGCTTGAGGCTATATAGTATTTCATAGTTTCACCAATATAAAAGGCCCTTGCATCTGCAAGAGCCATATCATTACACCTATATTGTACAACTTTTTTGTGTATCATTTTGTATCATTTTTAGAGCTTTTGAATGTAACCTATGTACATGCGCCCATTCGTAATTTAACTCGCAGGCTATAGCCTCCCACCGCATACCCTCGATATAACGCAGTCTCATTAATAGCCTCAAATTCGGTGGTAGTGAGCTTATACAGTTTTCTATTTCATAACGCTTGATCAAGTATTCGTTTATCTTCGCGTCAAGCATTGTTTCAATGTCCACTATCTTGGCTACTGTAGTAGCCAGCTTGTCCTGCTCATCTGTGCCCCTGGGCGTGTCGCTAATTACTTGGGCTTTATGTAGGCTGGCCCTGAGTCTCTCTATCTCTAGCCGTAGCTGGTTTATTTCCTTACCTAGGCTTATGTAGTTTCTCAATTCATCCTTTCTCATCCACTCACCCCCAATACTGTTATCCTGCCAATGAGTATATCGACATATTGAAACGACACATTATAACTGCCTTTCTTGGTGGATGATGCTGTCTCGCCTATAAGCCGTACTGTAAAATACTTCGGCGTTTTCTGTATTACCTCGCCTCGGCGTACAACCATCTTAGAGCCGCCTTTTATGTTTGAGCCTGAAATGCCGAGGTATTCTCGTTGGTATTTGATCCGTACTTTTCCGCCTACTTCTGGGATCATTTTATATGCATCATCAATAGTAACCGGTCTGGGATCTATTTTTTCTGCCGTTGCTTGCATTTTCTCGCCCTCCTTATCCACTGCTTTAACAAGCCGCAGTAGCTTTCGCAGTTTTCGTAGCGGTCGTTACAGCTTTTGCAGGGGTGTTCGCTCATTCGGACCCCTCCAGCAGTTCTGGGTTGTCGTGGATGTTGCCGATTACCTCAAGATAATCAAGATGTATTGCATCAACATGGTATCTATCACCGTCTTGGTTATAGCAGAACCACCATCCCCCGGTCCCTATCTCTTTCCAAAACACTTCAAGGTGTCGGCCTTTTTTATCTCTGACAATATCCCCCTCATATATCTCCTTCCCGTTCTTATCCTTCAACCCTGTATACTGTCCGTCTGTATCGGGGTCTACTTCATATCTGATGTTTTGTTCGGTTCTCATGAAATGGTCACGGCTTTTTCTATTCCCTGCATGAGTTATAATTTGAGTGTAGTAATATCCATATACCCAATCGCCATTATCGATCCGCTTGCCACGGAATTTTATCTCCCTCACGCTCATCCCTCTCTTTCTAAAGGCCTGTTTTCAGGATTGATGTGGCAGTCAATACATCTTATGTGCATTATCTTTTTTAGTCGCCCAACCTCTTCTTCTAGCCGTTCCCAACCAAGCATCCTTTTCCAATAGGCAGCCATATTTTCCATTTGCTCAATTGCTATTGTGTTGCTCAAAGGAAATGCCGTTTTCTCCCACAAAATATGATCTATTTCATCATCTGTAGCTCCAGGGAATATCTCTTTTGCTATCTCAAGGATATTGCCTGATTTACATTGCATCAGCCTGCCTCCTCAATCTCAATCTCTACTCTCGGTCTATGCTTGTCCACGGCAAACTCGTCGCTAAAGCTGTCTATGTCCTTCCATCCGTCGTCCGGTAGTACACCGGCCTTTACTAAGCCATCCTGTATAACCTTGCGCCCATATCCAGATATATTATCCTTATCCCTGCGCCGGTCTTTCTCGTACCACTTATACCGCATTTTTACAGGTGTTTTCAGCTTATGCCGGATCTGGCGCTTGGCTTCGGCTATGATGACATGCTCGCATTGTTTCTTCATGGTGGCGGCTTCGTACTTGCTCCGACGTTCGGCGTTGATGTATTCGTTTAAGCCCGGTAAAGTGCCGGGGATGACTAGCTTATACATTTACCCACCTTCTTTAACTCGCTTTTTGCAATATTCTGTACTCTCTTTATGCTTGCATTTCTCTCAGCTATAAGTGAGCAGCAAGAAAGATTTTGTATTGAAACACCCACTCATTTATATCTTCTTGCGGCATGTTGGGAATTGATATACCTTCATTGAAAAAAGCAATGAATTCATTTGTAGTAATGTTATATTTCCTCTGAAATTCACACAAAACTTGCTTTGAGTGTTCTGGCTGAATAACTACGGTAAATAGATCAGCTATATTCAACTTGAACGCCTCCTTCGCTTTTTCTTGGGAATGTTCAACAATAAACTTCCATATCAAAGACTAAGGGACAACCTGCCATTTGGCTTTCCCAAGTTTCAAATTGTAGATTTTCTCCATCACCAATCTGTTGCAGATTGCAAGAATCATCTTCTTTATTCCTTAAAGGGCATCTTATACAATGTCTTTTATCTTCAAATCCTATTTCGACTTTGTATATCTCTCCTGCTTTCATACTTCATCCTCCTTCACATAATCGTTGAAGTGTTCACTAATAACTGTCTCTCACGCGGAATGAAACTAGAGTAATTTGACAAAATTCATCCCATACAACGGCCTCAATTTTTTGTACCCGCCATTCAGCCCAATGGTCAAAACTTTGAGATTCCAACTGGTCAATAACCTTTTTAACAACCCGTTCATGGGTTTCGGTATTGTATGCGTCAAGGGTTTGAAAATAATAAACAATGTTATTCCAGCCCTTAATTAAGTTACCAGGGATTCTGCCATACTCAACAGTTATACCATCCACTTTGATTGTTAATTTTGTGGGAATATCATCTGTATCGGGAGCTGGTCTAAAGTCGTTATCACTAAAGGTCTGTCTTTTCCACTCTTCAAAGCTGATATCACCTTCTGGCCATTCACCTTTTGCCATCTGCCCCGCCTTTAATGCTTCGTAAATTTTCTCTGCATAAGGCTCATCAATATTGATGATGAAATACTTGCGCCCAGATTTCATTTCTTTTAACACAATAATTCACTCCTTCGCATTTTTTACAGAATGTTCAATTAAACGGTATATCATCATCCGTAAATGGCACCTCTTCGCCGTAGCTTGTTCCGCTCTCTCTCTTATCCAGGAACCGCACAGTTTCTGCCACTACCTCCGTTACCCAGCGCTTGGTGCCATCCTTGGCATCATAGGTGCGTACCTGCAACCGTCCGTCTACCGCTACAAGTGAGCCTTTGCCGATATAATTGGCGCAATTTTCGGCCTGCTTTTGCCATACAACTACGGGGATAAAATCAGTCTCGCGCTCTCCTTGGGCATTGGCTCTGGTGCGGTTTACTGCCAGGGTAAACGATGCCACTGCTGCCCCGCTGGGTGTGTAGCGGAGTTCTGGCTCTTTGGTTAAGCGTCCTATCAATATCACTTTGTTTAACATTTTCTTCCCCTCCAGCTCTTACCCTCGATTTTTACCACCTTGCACATCTCCCTAAGCCTGTCAGCAGTTCGTTTGCCTAACTGCTCTATCAGTTCGCTTGGTGTGCAGTTGGTTGTCACTATCAAGGGTTTTTTGTTTTCGTACCTGTAATTTATAAGAGTAAACAAAGTTTCTCTTACCCATTCGCTTGGTTTTTCCGCTCCTAGGTCATCCAAGATTACCAAGAATTTTTCTTTGAATTTTTTCTCATTGAAACAGCCATCTCTATAACCATCCCTTATCTCATTCAGCAGGTCAGGCACACTGATTAATACGCCGTCTAATCCTCTGTTGTAAGCCACTTTGAGTATTCCTGCTGCTAAATGTGTTTTGCCTGTTCCTACATCTCCCATGAACATAAGCCCATCTTCTGTAAATGGATTGAGGGTTTTAGCATATTCCTTTGCCGCTTCATATGCTTCTTTATTGTCGCTGGTGACTTGAAAACTCTCCAAAGTCCTTTCCTGCCATTTTCCGCTCATGGCTGCCGCTTGCTGTTTCTCTGACTCTGCCCTAAGTAGATGTGGACATTTCCGGTATTTCCAGGGTACTCCATTGTAATCTTGATACATTTGCTTTTCTTCTTCTGTAGGAGGTACAGGCAACCAACCTTTTGCGGGGAGTACACAATCGCCAAGGCTTAGGCAGTTTCCGCAGTAGTCTAACGCTTTCTGTATCAGCTCTTGTTCAAGCATCTAATTCCCCCCAATCTTCGTAGTTGCGTTTCTTTGGCTTACTGTTTTTCTCCCAGGTCCTTACCGCCGCTTTCCAGTTCTTCATCTTGTTTTTGCCAATCATCCAGCCCTTTGCTTCGTAAAAGGCATACCACTTTTCTGGGTCAACTCCGTTATTTCGTTCTTTACAGTAGGCTTGTACTTCCTCAAGGGTTGGCGGGGTAAATTTCTGGTGGCTTGCCACCATATTATTTATTTTCTGTTCTGTTAAGTTCTGTTCTGTTCTGTTAGAGGGGAATTTCTCAGAATTTCCTGGAATTTCTCCGTTACTCATTTCTGGGGGATTCGGGAATCTGCTTCTTGTCCTCTTATTTAACCCTGTTTGATGCTCTTCAAACTTAATAAGCTGTACAACCTGCTCATTATCGACTTTGTACCAATAGATCAAGCCGACATCGACCATCTCCTGCAAGGCTTTAGCAACATCTTTGCTTGTTTGTTTCATCATTGGGACAACAAGGGCTTTTACTACCTCTGGTTCGCCTGATAACCGACCAAAATCATCAGCGTGAGGAATCATCCAAGTAAAAAGTAGTTTTGCGAAGTCTGATAGTCTATTTACCTGCAGGGATATTGAGATGCTTTTGTTAATCATCCGTCTATTTGCCACTCATCTACTCACCTGCCTTAATCCACATCACTACCGCCTTTCCCCGGCCACGCTGGATCGCCTCGTCGAAAGTTGGCACATACAGATCAATGTGCTTGCCCTTGATTCTGCCACCGGTATCCTCTGCCAGGCCAAAGCCATAGCCCTCTATCCAGATAGGAGTGCCAAGCGGTATCACATCTGGATCTACTGCCGCTGTCCCCGGGCCCGGTATAGTGCCTAGCCTTGTGCGTACGGTGTAGCTCCGGGAAGAAAGTGGTCGCCAGGAGTTGAGGCCGTTTTTGTCATCGTGGGGGCTGTAATAGGTGGTGGTCATTTCCTGTATCTGTAGCCGATTCATAAACTCCTGCATCTGCTCCCTAAATGCCCTAGATTCGTCTATTTGCCGTTGCATATACTCTATGTCTAGGTGTGCATCGAACATACATTCTAGGGCAAAATAAAGCGTGTAAGAGGCAAATAGTATCATGGATATATTTAGGAGGATTAAGAGGATTAGGATTGTTCTGATTCGCATGGGTCACCTCCCAATTGTTAATTGCTCATAGTTAAAAAGTGTGGTCTGGATGTTCCTTGCGAGTACATTTTTAAAGCCGTCAACGTACTCTTTTTTAATCTCAAAACCGTATGACTTGCGCCCTAGCATTTCTGCCGCAAGTAAGGTAACACCACTTCCGGCGCAGGGGTCTATCACTACATCCCCCGGGTCCGTGAAAATCTCAATGAGCCTCTTTATCACATGGATACTCTTTTGGGTCGGGTGGATCTTGGGTGTTTCGGTGTCCCTGGGATAGTCCATGCAGTTGAATATCATCTTGCCATCGTTGCGGAATTTAGGTAGCTTGTCCCGGTAGAGGATTAGGGCGTATTCGCAGTTGCCGACTACCTTCATGTTGGCTTTGAGCACCTGGGCTGAGTAGTTTTTGCGGAATACAAGGTTGATATAGTGGTTAAAGCCGTATTTCTTGCCGTATTCAATCAGCATGAACTGCTGTTCAAACTCACAGAACACAATCATGCAGCCAGCTTGTCCCGGTTCTTTTGGCTCTTTCTTGAGCATGGTGCTGACAAAGTGCATAAACTCGGCTATGCGAAAGTCATTGTCGGTATCAAAGAAGTTTTTTCCAGCCAATTCAGATTCACCGTTTTTTAGGTCCCCATCTTTGTACCATTGCGGGTTACTGGCATAAGCATAGTTGCCTATGTTGTAGGGTATATCAGTGAGTATGAGTTGGGCTTTAGGAATGTTTTTATTACGGTAATTCTGGAAATGATCTCGATATAGGTGCATGTTGCCGATATGTATTTCCATTTATCTCTTCCCCCATCCCGGCGTAAAGCTATCACCAAGAGCGCAACCTCATATGGCTTTTTCTAGCAACTTGGGCAAACCCTTCTTAACAATCTCAACTGTTGCTCTCTCTACAACCCTATCAACGATTGCATCTTTCTTGGAGTAGATGTACTGCCTTATCGCTTTATCTACGCCATCTCTTATTCCAATTCTTGCTTCACGGTTCTCATATCCATGTGTTTCAACGATGCGTCTTGCGATTTCCTGAGATACCAATTCGGCTATGTAGGCTTCATCAATTTCAATTTCCAGCTTCATTACTCCTCGACCTCCTCACGCTCAAACTCAATCACCCATACCCAAGGGTTGGTGTCCCAGCCGTAGCCGCGCTTGGCGTTGAGTGAGTTCCAAAGTTCACGGAAATCACCTAATATTTCATCCCCTAATCCACATTCGCTTTCTTCGTCTTGACAACAAGGATTACCATAGGTGGCTATGCACTCTCTGCATTCATGTGCACCCATTCCTTCTGCAACAACCTCTACTGGTGTTATCTCCTGCAATCTCTCCACCCTGACATTCTTCACACGCAAGAATAACCTGGCGGCTTCACGGGGCATATGGATGCTAGGCTTCCATCCATGTTCTCCAACCCCTACATTAACGGGATAATCACGGTTATCTGCCTTGTAAACGTATCTGTGAGAGTATCTGCCACTTGCAAGGTCGGGTTCTCCTTCGGTTAAGTCGTGCATGTGTTCCTCGTAGTACCATGTTTCCCTTACCCAGAGAATGTCGCCGACTTGATATTTTGGATAAATTTGCCCTAATCCCCATTCAACATCATAAAGATGGAAGTTGCCTGGCGTATCGTCTACCTCAAAAAATCTATCTGGCTGTGGTATTATAACCCGCCTCGTCTGCGTTTTTCTGCCGTCCAAAATCGCCTGCACCATCGGCGTGGAAAATATTATTGGCTTCATTTCTACCCCTCGCTTTCCTCCGGCTCTAACTTATCCATCTTTTCTAACTTCTGATGTCCGCAGTATATGCACCCTTCAGCTGTACTGCATGCTATATATTGATTTCCCCCCCGCAAGCGGGGCATTTAAAACGGTTCATGGTGTGACCTCCTTTGTTTTTTCTCTTCCAACTTTCGGCTTCGTGCATTTTCTTGTTCATGTGCAATTATTTTTACTGTTTCCACACTTAACTAGCCATTCTTTTCCCGTCCATGTTGCAAAAGCATAATCGCCGTCAATTAGGTTTTCACTGTTTAGTGCTACATCCATTTCCCCGTTTTCTTTAGGCATCAAGTACAGCACTGCACCACCCATATCCATGCATAGCGTGTTTTTGTCAAGTCCTGTAATGCGTATTCTTGCTCCTTTAAGACATTTTCTGCACTTAGTTCTGCTCATTTTAACCTCCTGCCAGCCTCCCCAGCGGCCCCGGCTGGCACAAGCCGCTGGACCAGGCTGTTTTAAAAATCACATATATTCTCATCATCTATACATAACGCCCCGGGCCTCCCGCCAACCGGTAACCCAGATCATCGGCCCGGGGCCAGCGGGTTCATAAGGAAATGTCCATAATCAAGTTATATAATTCTTCTATTCTTTCACCGTTGTTGAATCTATCTCTAAGTGGTCTGATAACATAATTGAGAGCAAAATAACCTGCAGAACCTATTTCTGTATAAGCTTCCTCTGCTTCCTTGAGATGTTCTTCAGCTTGTTTCCAATCTAGCATTCTCATTTCCCCCATTCTTGCAATAGAAGATTTTTCTCGCTCTCTGTTATGACTTCTATCCCTAGTTCCTTAGCCTCTGATATAATGCCATCTATAAGCGTCGCCATCTCTTTGCTGTCGTAAGTTGACGAACCAAAATAGCACTGTAGTTGTATGCCTTTCTTGCCGTTTACAGTGACCTCGCCCAACTCCCGGACTGTTCGCCATTCCTGCTTGATCTTCTCGACTATGTTGGGCTTAACTATGATATGGGTAAATTGGCCGTATCTCTCAAGCATTTGCAGATATAGCTCATCTTTTGTAGTCTGCAAAACTTCGGCCATCTTTGAGAGGAGTACCCACATATAGGCATTGGCATCTAGGCTCCGCTTCTGCCGGTACTGTTTCACTTCTACAGACAGCAGTTTGCCTTTTGCGACTATTTCTTTGAGTGCGGATATATCCGGCTTTCCAGTGCAAGTAAGGACAAGCTCTGGTTTGCCTGTTTCGTTGTATTGGAGGCGGATATTATTAGCTACGGTAATCATTTGTATTTCTTCTTGCACTGCGGACAGACTATTTTGCCCTGGAATCGCTCATTGTTTTTCTGGCAGAATAGTGCTACATTGCCATTGACGGGCGTTCCGCAGTCGTCGCATAGTACATTGCCGGGCTTGTCCTGTTCGCTTTTCTGCTTATTTTTAGGTTGTTTATCATCTTTACCCGTGGTTGGCTCCAAAGCGTCAGACTCCACTATCTCTAAGGCAGTAAGGTAAAGATATCTCCTCTGATAACTCTCTACCGCCCCAAGATTCTGGATGTCATGGCAGCCTTTAAGCGTTGCTGAGGCCATCGGGCTTGTAAAGATGATAGTATCTTCTGGCTTTTCTGCATCAAAAATGGTTAAAGTAGCAATATCTGATGTGAAGCTAACTTGAGAGAACAGTTTGTACTTTAGGAATAATTCATTGACCTGTGGCAGAAAATCGCATAATTCAAAGTAGTCATAACCGGCGAATTTGTTTTCTCCTGATTTTTTGAGGTTCATTTTTTGCAGTTCTACCCGGCAGGTTTGTAGTTTCTCATAGATATTCATACTCTCACCTTATCCTTAAAGATTTGCCTTGCTTCAACTGCGCCCAATCTACCACGTTCCCGGCCTTGAGATACTCTGCGATCCTCTTCTTGTCCGGCTGGTACTGCTCAGGGATAATGGTCACAAACTCGGCAGGTACTTCCCCGGTAATCTCTACTGCCGGAGGATTGTTTTGTAAAGCTATTGTGAATACGCCAGCTTTAACCTTGTCCAGGCCCATCTTCTCAAGTTCGTTTTGCAGATACCCTTTCAGCCATTCTCGCTTATATCTAAGGGTATTTCTGCGCTCTGTGAGGCGTTTTATTTCGGCATCAAAAGCCTCTGCCTCTGCCTCTAAGCCCTTGAGTAGATAAGCAATATTCTGGCATTTGACTTCAATTCCAGTTTCTATTTCCTGTAGGGCATTTTGTAGGATGGCGGGATCTATGGTGTCATCCTCAAGTAGGGAGAATATGTTTTGATAGGCTGCTGTCAGCTCATAAAGTTTCATCTTAGACCTCCTATAAACGGTTTTAATGCGTTTGCAACAGTTGGATGTATAGGGCCTAAATCATCATTCGGGGCGAGTTCATCAAGCCTCATGTGATACAGTTCCTTGGCTTTATCAGGGTCGCCTATAGCTCCAGCTAGAAACATGCCTTGCAGTTGCCAGTAGGCTGTCTCTAGATCCCGTATCGTTTTTGCTTCTAGCATCTCCCGGAGCTTGTCTACTACAAGGTCTTGTGTGTCCAAGGTTACCTCCTCCTTTGAAAAAGTCGGCCGACTCGGCACCGGCCATTGCTAAGGGAGGGATACAGTGATATAATTAACGTGGGTAACTTTCTTTTGCTCCTGTCATTTGGCAGGGGCTTTTTTTATTTTTCGGGCATTTGGCTCCTGAGCCACATCACAATCCCCTCCTTTCTCCTCAAAATAGGCGTATGCCGTAGGCACTACTACCACAGCCAATATTAGCCACCACATCTTTAGTAGCGCTTGGATCATGCTTCCACAAACTTTCCGCCAGACAACTTATACCATGTGTCTGCCTTAATCTTTTTGCCGTCAATGCGCCTTGTCTGCACCCTGATCCTGTGCCATTCGCCGTCTCGATGTTCCCATTCTGCCAGAGTCAACCAACAACCTTTTGCACCTTTTGCTTTGCCTTCGATGCCGACAGCAATTGCGCAACCTTCGGCCAATGTTTCGCCCTCTTTGATTTCTGCGCTACTGTAGTCACCTATAGCAGTGGCTACCGCCCAATTTCCTGTTGCCTGGGCTCCTGCTTGGCATCCTGTTGCCTGGGCGCCTGCTCGGTATCCTGTTGCCTGGGC